CGGTGCTCGAGGGCGGGCTGTTTGCGATGGCGATGCCGCGCGGCTCAGGCAAGACATCGCTCTGCGAGATCGCGTGTCTGTGGGCGCTGGTGTACGGGCACCGGGAGTTCGTGGCGCTCGTGGGGGCGGACGAAGAGCACGCGGCGGGGATGCTGGACTCGATCAAGGCGGAGCTGGAGAACAGCGAGATCCTCGGCGGCGACTTCCCAGAGGTCTGCCACCCGATCCGCGCGCTCGAGGGCATTCACCAGCGGGCGTCAGGGCAGCTCTACCAAGGCAAGCAGACCCACATCGGGTGGACCGCGAGAGAGATCGTGCTGCCCACGATCCCCGGCTCCGCAGCATCGGGGGCGATCATCCGTGTCGCGGGGATCACGGGCCGCATCCGTGGCATGAAGCACAAGCGTGTCGACGGTGTGAGCGTCCGCCCTTCGCTCGTACTGATCGACGACCCGCAGACCGACGAGAGCGCCCGCTCGCCGTCCCAGTGCGCGAATCGAGAGCGCATCCTCGCGGGCGCGATCCTCGGCATGGCCGGGCCCGGACGGAAGATCGCCGGCCTGATGACGCTGACGGTGGTCCGCCCTGACGATCTGGCCGACCGCATTCTCGACCGCGACAAGCACCCGCAATGGCAGGGCGAGCGGACCAAGATGGTCTATTCGTTCCCCAAGAACGAGAAGCTCTGGGCCGAGTACGCCCGCGTGCGGGCAGAGGGGCTCCGAGCCGATCGCGGGATCATTGATGCCACGGCGTTCTACGGCAAGCACCGGACGGCGATGGACGAGGGAGCGGTGATCGCTTGGCCGGAGCGGTTCAACCACGACGAGCTGTCGGCGGTGCAGCACGCCATGAACCTCCGGCTGCAGAACGAGGCCGCGTTCTTCGCCGAGTACCAGAACGAACCGCTGCCCGAGGTGGAGGTGGCCGACGACCTTCTGAGCGCCGACCAGATCGCAGCGAAGGTGAACGGGCACGCCCGCGGGCTTGTCCCACTCGGGTGCTCACACCTGACGATGTTCGTGGATGTGCAGGGCAAGGCACTGTTCTACCTCGTGGCCGCCTGGGAAGACGACTTCACGGGGCACATCATCGACTACGGCACCGAGCCGGACCAGAAGCAGGCGTACTTCACGCTCCGGGATGTGCGACGGACGATCGGGGCCGCGTCGCCCCGCGCCGGCGTCGAAGGCGCGATCTACGGCGGCCTGGAGCGGCTCATCGAAGCGACGGTTGCTCGCGAATGGCGGCGCGACGACGGCGCGATGGTGCGGATCGACCGATGCCTGATCGACGCCAACTGGGGTTCATCGACTGACGTCGTCTACCAGTTCTGTCGCCAGAGCCCGCACGCGAGCGTGCTCACGCCCAGCCACGGCCGCTATGTCGGCGCGAGCAGCCTCCCCTTCAGCGACTACAAGCGCAAGCGCGGTGAGCGGGTCGGGCTGAACTGGCGCGTGCCGATTGTGACCGGCAAGCGCGCGGTTCGGCACGTCCTGTTCGATACCAACTACTGGAAGAGCTTTGTGCACGCGCGTCTCGCGGTGCCGATGGGCGATCCCGGCGGGCTCTCTCTGTTCGGCCAGAAGCCCGAACCACACCGTCTGTTGTCGGAACACCTCACCAGCGAGTACCGCGTGCGGACTGAGGGCCGGGGCCGCACCGTGGACGAGTGGAAGCTCCGGGTCGAGGGTCTGGACAACCACTGGCTGGACGGCCTGGTTGGCTGCGCGGTCGCCGCATCCATGCAAGGCGCGGTGCTCTTTGGGACCGACCACAAGGTTACGGTGAGGCCGAGGATCAAACTCTCAGCGCTCAAGGAGCGGCTGCGATGAAACACCCGGAACCCGTCAAGCCCCAGCCCACTTCCAAACTTAAAGGGCTGGAGTGTCCCTCGTGCGGTTGCCGGCACTTCGAGGTGCTCTACACCCGAGCGACTCCATTGGGGACAAAGCCCGTCGGGCGTCGGCGTTGTCATGCCATCGCTTCCAGGTATGGGCGGACGACCGTTGCCACACCGCACAGCGTGGCGTACCGATCGATGTCGGCGGGCTTGCACCGTCGGCCGCGGAGCGATTCTCGCAGCGCCTCGAGCGCGACCTCGAGGCCGACGTGCCGTCGATACCTGAAGCAGTCGACGACGGTCTTTGCGAGATCGAATACCCGCACAGCACGTCCGTCGATCGTGACTTTATGGATACCGTCCTTGAGGGTCGCACCCGACGCCAGGACGAATCGCATCGGCGGTTGGTCGACCTTGGGCTTGTGCGCCCGCCGATCGATCATCATCCAGACCTCGTGCGGCATCTGGGTACCGATCCCGTGGTAGGCCAGCGCCGAGAGCAGGCAGACTACGCCGTGGGGAACCCTCGCCGCCGCGTGTGCCAGACTGACGTGCTCGGACGCATCGGTCGCCGCCACCGCATACATCCCTCGCCCGGTCTTGACCATTTTCCCCGCGGCCACCAGCCGGCGCAGGACCTCCGGGTGAATGCCGTGGGCCGTCGCGTCGCGCACCCTGAGCACGCCAAGGCGGGTGGCCAGGGTGAGCGCGAGATCGGTTGGACCCTTGGTGGACATAGTGTGTAATAGTATCGACTATTAGTCGTGCAACTCAAGGAAAATACACGCCCGTCTGGATTTAAACCCGTTGCGGGGGCCGCAATGGCTCCGGGATCGTGAATCGGCCATCCACAGGTTCTACCGGTAGCCCAACTGGCAGCGATTCGAACCACTTGCGCGACGAACGCCGGTCAGATGCAGAGGGGTATGGGTGTGCCCGACCCCACTCCCAACCCCGGCGATCTTGACCAGGGCCTACGCGACGCCGCGTTGCAGCCCGCCAAGGCGTCCGTCGACGGCCAGTCCGTCGAGCAGCACCCGCTGAAGGACCAGATCGAGGCCGACCGCTACCTCGCGTCCAAGGACGCCGCGAGGAAGCCCGGCCTCGGCATCAAGTTCGCCAAGATCGTCCCTCCCGGTTCTGTCTGACCCACTCATGCTGAAAGCCATCGCCAACATCATGAGCCGGGTCACCCCGCTTCGCGGGACGCAGGCCGCCTCTCCCTCCCCGGCGGCGTCGCGAGACTCGCAAGGACGCGGGTCGCGCGGCGGCCGTCGATCAGTCGTCGCCAAGTTCGACTCGGCCAAGACCACCCCGGAGAACCGCAAGCACTGGGCCAACGCCGATGGTCTCTCGCCCAACGCCGCAATCAATCCCGAAGTGCGGCGGGTCCTCCGGAATCGCGCCCGCTACGAGGTCGCTAACAACTCCTACGCCAAGGGCATCGTCCTCACGCTCGCCAATGACACCATCGGCACCGGTCCCCGGCTGCAGATGCTCACTGACGACGCCGACGCGAATGCTCGCATCGAGGATGCGTTCGAACAGTGGTCGCGGGCCGTTGACCTCCCCGGAAAGCTCCGCACCATGCGACTCGCCCGGGCAGAGAGTGGCGAGGCGTTCGCGCTCCTGATCAACAACCCCGGCATCGCGTCAGCGGGCTCGCCCGTATCGCTTGATCTCAAGCTCATCGAAGCGGACCAGGTCTGCACGCCCTTGTTGCGCCGCGGGCGCAACGACGAGATCGACGGCATCGCTCTGGATCAGTGGGGCAACCCCTCCGCGTACCGCGTGCTCAAGCGTCACCCCGGTGACAGCGGCGTGTTGTGGGGGGGCCGCACGCCCATCGACGACCTCACGGCCTACGACACGTTTCCGGCCTCTTCGGTCGTGCACTACTTCCGCCCGGACCGGCCCGGCCAACTCCGTGGTATCCCCGACATCACGCCGGCGCTCCCGCTGTTTGCACAGCTCCGCCGGTACACATTGGCGACGATCGCGGCCGCCGAGACCGCCGCCAACTTCGCCGCCGTCATCTACACCGACAGCCCCGCCAACGGCGAGGCCGATCCGCTTGAGCCGATGGACGAGGTCGAGCTCGAGCAGCGTCTCGCCACCGTGCTTCCGGGCGGCTGGAAGCTCGGCCAGGTGCATGCCGAGCAGCCGACGACCACGTTCGGCGAGTTCAAGCGCGAGATCCTCAACGAGATCGCCCGCTGCCTGAACATGCCGTTCAATGTCGCGGCTGGCAACTCCTCGGGGTACAACTACGCCAGCGGTCGCCTCGACCACCAGGTGTACTACAAGAGCATCCGCGTCGAGCAGCACCACTTGCAGCTCGCCGTGCTCGATCGCATCCTGAAGGCGTGGCTCAACGAGGCCGTGCTTGTCGAGGGATTGCTCCCGCAGTCCCTGCGGACCATCGCTGCAACGCTCCCCGAGCACGCGTGGTTCTGGGATGGCGTCGAGCACGTTGATCCCGCCAAAGAAGCGAGCGCCCAGGCCACGCGACTGGCC